TTATAAACACCACCATTATTAATTTGATACATGGCGAATGGAAGATAATTACTTTGAGTAAACCATATAAGCATAGGCTTAATATAGTCGTTTAGTAAGTTCTTATAGTTCACATTACCAATATCATCTATGGTGTTGCTTAGTATCAAAGACTGAAGTTTCTGATATAATTTACCACCTAAATAGTTTTGTATATGCGTATCTTGAGCTACTTCAATAAATTGTATAATCTTGTCATTATCCACATTTCCATCAATAATGGACTTGCGTTTAAGTTCTTCTAATCCTATAAATAGAGCTTTATTTGCCATGCTTTTTATTTTTTAGTTTTTGGATAAGCTCCTCCATTCTTCATATCAGAAGGTCTAACGCCTACCTCTTTTGGGTTGGTTGGTTCGTTAAACCCATCTTTCTTTGCATCTGAAGCATCCACTTCAGTATTATCACTTACCTTCTTTTTATAAACTCTTCTCTCCCATACATGCTTACAATTAACCCCTCCTTTATAGAGAAATAAACTATAGTTTTGCTTCTTATGACCAAGCTCTTTGTTAGCACCTTTAAAAGACATCATTCCAATATCTTCTTTTCTAAACACCAACTTCTTACTTGTCAAAGCCTCCATCTTTCTACAGAAATCTCTGCTTCCTGCACTATTCCTTACAGGACCATAAGCATATCTCACCTTGAATCCTGCGTTATCTTGCTTAGATGGTTTATTAGGGTTAGCATCATCTTTAGACACCTTAGCTAAACTCGTTTTAAGCTCTTCTAAGGAGGTTTCTGTTCCGTCTAATAGTTGACTATCAATTAGCTCCCATTCATCACTTATAACCTCTCCTAAGTATTCTAATTGAGTGTATAAGTCTTCACCATCTTCATCAGAAAAGTCTTCTAATGAAACAGGCTCTTGTGATGATAAATTCTCTGTTTGCTTCTCCCCTGTCTCTTCTTCTTTTCTTACTTTAGTAGATATATTGTCTAACTCTGTAAATTCAATAGGTTGTAGAGTAATAAAGTATAGGTTTAAGAATATATCGTTAAACTCAAGTATCTCACTAAAGCCTTCAATTAAAGCTTGTTGAAATGGTCTAATAACAACATTATCCATGATGATAGAAGCTGTTCTAAGCTCTTCTGCATTGTTACCAAAGCCTGTATTGTCTTTAATACCCATTAAGATAGGTGAAACAATTCTATGACCCATCATAATTTTCTCTCTACTCTCTGTAGATAAGAATTGATATTGTGCATGTGCATCAGGTAAATGAATAGGTTCTAAATCAGCTTTAGTTTCAGCACTATCATTAAACGTAAGAATAAACTTACCTGCATTAGAAGTACCACTAAATTTATCATATATCCTTCTCTCTAATAACTCCTGAGTTTCTTCATTAGGTACTCCGTTGTTGAAGTTGATTAGCAAAGAAGGTTGTAAACCATTCTTGATGTTGTTTATATGGTAGTTAGATACCTCTTCTTCTAAAGAACAGTATTGTAAACAACCATTATAGTCTACAGGTGCATAGTAATAGAAACCTGACTTGTAAGGCTTAATTACAAACATCTCAATAGAGTCTGAATCAGAACCATTACCAAATGTAGGTATTCTCTTGGGCGAATCAGATGGCTTTATATCACACCATTTAGGATGATAGTAGTAAGCTTTAATTTGACCATCAGAAGCTTTTTCAGCTCTCAATGTCTCCATTGGGAAATGAAGAACTTGAAGTATTTTTGTTTTGTCTTTATTATACACAATCTGCATGGCGGCTTGCCCAAGCATCTTATAATCATTAACCACTCTTTTAACCTCTCTCGGTTTAAGAAGTAGCTTCATCTTAGCGTACATTTCAGGCTTAACATCAGAGTCGGTAGCATCTAAACCTCTACCGTATATCATCTCAACAATACCGTTAATACAACCCGAATTGGTTGGACTACCTAAGTATCTTTCTATAAGCGTATCAAAGTAGTCGTTGTTGTCTCCGTATTGAACCCAATCCTTACCATATACTTCTTTTACTTCAGGAGCAGCATACCCCGAAAGATTAACAACCCTTACAGAACCATCACTAAATTTCTTAGCAGGTTTTACGTTGTTGTTTAATGTTATTTTTCTTTTAGCCATAATAAACTTTATAATATGATATAGTCGCTTGTTGTTGAACTATATTCTTCATACTCATCTGTATTCAAAGTATGCTTAACAGTCTTATCTATTTGAGCGGTTGCGTAAGCCTTATCTCTAAACCACAACTCACCACCTTTTGTGAACTCTAAATAATATCCATAACCCTCTCTTAAAATAGAGAATGCTATGTCCATGTAAACATAATTACTATTATCATTAGGGACTTCAGCAACTATGTTTTCTATAGTTTTAGATATGTTTGTACCATCCTCAGTTATTACCAAAGTAACATTGTCAAAGTTAGCTGCCTCTGTAGGAAACTCTCTTGGAACAACTGCAATTATCTGAGCTTCTGTATCAGGTAATAATCTTATCATAATATGATAACTGAAAAGTTGATTTTTGTTTTTATTTTGATATGCCTATAAAAGAAAAGAGATGGTAAGAAATTAATCCAACCATCCCTTTACTATGTTTAAGAGTACTATGTTTAAGTACCGCTTATAACTGTAAACCCAACAAGAGCAAGAGTATCTCCTAAGAAGTTTGCAGGAGTTCTCTCCATACCTGTTAAAGTAAGTGTGTAACCACTCAAGTCAGACATTGCTGCACCTGTTACAATAGTTCCACCCGTTACTTCTGTTCCATGCTCTAAACCTGCTAAGAAAAAGTTTCCGTTATAATCTTCAACGATAACATGAGGTCTCCCGAAAGCTAAGATTTTAAGCTCTTTATGGTCAGCTATAGTTAATTTCTTCAATGTTACTTCAACTACCTGCTCGAAAGCAGTTGTTCCTGTGTCTCTTGAAGACTGAATGTTTTGAGTAAAAGAAGAAGCTCCTTTAATCTCGTATTTGTACGCATCGGGTGTTCCTGCTACTGCATCAATTACATCGGTATTAGTTACATCATAAGTGATTGTTCCTAAATCTCCGTAATTAACAAAGTACAAGTTTTTTAAACCACCAACGCTATCTTTGCAAGGTTCTACCCTACCTATTGCTAAATCACAAGCCATTTGTTATATTTTTTGAGGTTAATTAAAAAGGGGCAGGCAGGCTTTACGGCTTACCTACCCCTTCTATCTATTTAATTATTAATTATGCTACAGGAGTGTAAAGAACGATATCAGTTCCGATTCCGTACTGTACTCCACTCGTTAATCTCATTACAACTCTTACGTTCTGAGAACCATCGAGGTCAGCCATGTCAATAACTTTTACCAAGTTGTGGTCAGATAATAAACCTGTTCCGAAGAATAAGTTAGATTTCTCAGCAGCCATAATGTAGTTATCAGCTAATCCGTTAGCAACAAAGATTTTTACACCATCAAAAGATAATGCTCCGTTGTTCCACCATTGTGTTCCTTGTGCATTTGTACCGTTAGCTCCTAAGCCTGCAGCTCCAAATCCACCTAATGCTCTAACGTAAGCTCTTGCTACGTTTTGAGAAACATATAAATAAAGGTCTTCTTTTCCGTAAACAGCAGAAGGAATAGCATCTACTACTTTACCTAATTCACCGATAACATTAGCAGCAGTAACACCACCTGCAGCGGCAGAAGCTCCAACTACATCAATTACATCAGCATCAGCAGTAGCTAAAGTAACTAATCCGTCAAACTCACCCGCAGTAGCATTAGTTCCTGACCAAATAGTAGACTCAGTTTTCTCAGCAACTTTAGAAGCAACATGTGCAACTAAAAAGTCTTGGAAAGTTGGAGGCAAGTTGTCAAACGCAGAATATCCCATAGAAATTGCTTCCCAATCAGATACAAAGTCTTTTTTACATAACTGTAAGTTTACTTGAAACTCTTCAGGTTGTAAGATTCTTTCAGTTAATGTGATAGTTGAAGTTGGGTCGAAATCACAAGAAGCATTTGATAATAATGCGTCTGTAGATAATTTCTTCATTACCTCTTTGTACTTCACATTTGGTTTTACTGTAATTCCACCATTCTCAATGGTAGAAGCAGACAATAAAGCTGCAGAGATATATTTTCCTGCAAATTCACCTGCATAAGTAGTAGTGATGTTAGTAGATGTAGCCATTTTTAATTTATTTTATTTGATTTATTTATTTACTAATTTTTGATAACACAGAATCAAATGTTGTCTGTGGTCTTCTTTGTGCGTAAAGATTTACTTGTCTTTTCTCTACCATTGCTTCAGGGTCGTGAGACATAGGCTTTGAGGCGGGCTCTTGAGAAGACAATTCTTCTTTTACTTCTTCAGCTAATTCAGCAGGTACTTCAAGTTCAGCTTCTGTAGACATATTCTCCATAATGGCATCATACATAGCTTTCATCTCAGCAACAGCTTTAGCTAACTCTTCTTTTGTAGCAAACTTTTCTCCTTCTTCTGCAATGTCTTCTACAACATCTTCTACCGCATCTTCTGCAGGTATTTCAGCAAGGTCTTGGTTTACCACTTCTTCCTGAGCTGCTTCTAATTGAACTTCTTCCTGAACTTCAACAGACTCTTCGCTTAGGAAAACATTCTTTAGTTTTTCAACGATTTCTGTGGCTTTCATATATTTAATTGTTAATTAATTACAATATGTTATGATAACTATATTAGTTATCTTTGTTGTATTTTTATTCTTCAGGTATTAGAGTAATACTACCAATTCCCTGATTAATCATGTTACCTTTACAACATTTTCTTGAGTATGTATTGTTATCACATAAACACGCTCTCTTAGATGATTTTGGGCTTGTTCTACTTGGTGTTGCTTTCATTTTATTACGCATAGCTTTGTGTTTTTTGTATAAAGTATTGAATATCCCAAACCGTTGCACTACCTCCGTGTGATTGTATTTTTATATTAGCGCCATTGTCTATAAAACTTTGGTCTACATAATATTGGAATGTATTGTGAAATGTTTGCGCTGTATTGTTACCCTTATAATAACCCAAAGAAACATTTAAGTTTTCAAGTAAACCACCGCCATTTTCAAACCATAAATCTAAATGAGCATGGTTAGCGTTTGGCGTTGCACTTTTAAATTCTATTGTTATAATATAAACGTCATTTAATGCGCTTGGTATTAACCTTCGTGTAGCGGTATTGTAATATTCTTGCGTAGGGTCGTTTTTTGTTTTAGTGGTTCCGTTGTTAGGTAAAGTAACAGGTGTTTCATTTACTAAAGACAGGGGAAGTGCTTCGGTGTATTGTGAATCTTGGTATCTTACCCAACCTAATCCACTACCTTCTCCACTTTGTGGGTATAACTTTCTCCAAGCACCATTCCATACTTGCCATACACCGCTTTCCGTAATCACCATAGCACCCTCTTCTATGTTGAAGGTCAATCTTTCAGCATCAGTAGTTTGATGGGCGTGTACCTTATAACTTGTGTTATTACTTGTCATCTTCTTCCCTGTAAATTGTTAAACATATATCTACTAAAGGAAAGTATAGTACATAGTCTGTTGTATTGGTTTCTGTGTAATCATACGCTCTTATCCCAAATAATATTCCTGAATAAAAACCTAAGTTTATTTGCCAACCTGTAATCATTATCCTTGTCCTTTATATTATTTATTATAATCCTTATAAGCCTCTAAGAACGACTCCTCAAGTGCGTATAGTTTAGCTAAAGCCTCCATTTCGGCAAAATCTTCTTCAACTGACTCTTTAGGTCTATCTTTAGAGTTATCCGCAAAGAATCCTTCAATACTAAATCCTTTTACTTTACCTGACTTAACAAACTCTTCCCAAATTTGGTCATTGTTTACTTTGACAGATACCATCCAAGTACCTACAGGTACATTAAGGCTGTACTTTTTACTTTTGTCTTTCTCTAAGTCCTCTACTATCCAAGACTCAACTACAGACATTCCACTTAGTTCGACATCATGCTCCAATGTTGAATTGTTTTGTTTACCTCTCGATAAAAACAACTCTGAAGCTTTTCTAACGGTATCTTCACTAAAGAAAATATAATATTCCTCTTCTCCATTAGTCCTATATATTTTTTTGTTAGGTATGAGAGCTGCACCCATAAGGATTTTCTTCTCACTATCTACTTCAGCCAACTTAACTTCATGGCTGTTCAATGCTATAAATTCTTCCTCTATAGCGGGATTCTCAACAACAGATATAGCTTCTATACCACTAAATTCATTGTCTTCGTCTATATATAATTCAATAGTCCTCATAATTAGATAACTTTATTTATTGTTTTTGTTTTATTTAACCTAAACTTGCTGTTCCTACAATGTTTCTATCCATTTCCTGTGCTGTAGATACATCTTTAGATACTACATAAGCTTTTACAGGCTGACTAAACTGACCTTGTACCGCAGATGCTAATTGATTACTTGCAGACTGACCTACTATATTAAAGTCAGGTGGTTGTATTGATGGTGCGGCAACAGCACCTGCACCTGCACCTGCACCACCTTTCGGAGATGGCACTTCTGTTTTAAGTATATTTCTAACCTGAACAAATCCCATTGCACCAACCGCTGCAGCCTGAGCTATGTTCCATGGTCCAAAAGGAGCTTGTCCTAAAGCAGCAGTAATAGCTTGATAAGTGTTCATTGTAGCCATAGCAACCGCAACAGCTTTACCAACAGCAGCACCTTCACCTGCAATAGCTATAATAGCTTCACCAACTTGATTAGCAATAGCAATTTTAGCTTGTTCACCTTGCTCAAAAGACTGCAATCTCTTCTGATTTAAAGCTTCAGTTTCGTTAGCAATTTGTTGGTCCTGTATGAAGGTGTCTTGACCTGCCTTTTGTCTAATCTTCTTCTCTTCCTCGATTAAAGCTATTTTTTGAGCAGCTTTCTCTTGTTCTAAAGCAAAGTTGGCATCTATTCTGTTTAAATCATTTGTTGCTAAAGCAGCTACAGAAGCTAATTCAGCAACTTGATTTTCATTTAATAACGCTTCAAATCTAATATTCTTCTGTCTTTCTAATTGAAGTGATTTATTATTAAAAGAAGCATCAAGAGCTAATAAAGCATCATGA